GAGCAATTTGACCGCCGTGTATTAGAGAGCGACGAGTATTACAATGGAATTATTAATGTTAGAGTTGGCGGTTCCGATAAATTGCGCAAGGCTTTGCTAGAACACACCATTAAGGCAAAACAATCCAACACCTAAGGTTAGCGGGCCAGTTTAGAAATACCGCTGTGGAAAAAGCATCCGTATAGGAGCACACGTAACACGTTGAGCGGCGTTCGGTAGTAGAGCGTTTGATTGGCGTAGGTTGATTGTTGGCAATCGAAACACCGCACATTGTACATAAAAACCGTATGCACTAGGAACGAAGCAACGGGTAAAAATATAGTGTATTAGCTATAATTTAGAAATTATTGCTTATAAGCTATATTTTGATGTCGACGTAGGTTGGGAAAGGTCAGAGCCCATTGTACAGCGGATAAACACCTACTTCCAAGTCTCGGCTGGAGCGGACTCACATGAAGCACCTTGAGATTAGATGGAACCGTAACAGGTTCCGTCTGACTGAAACAATCTACATGAAACTTAAACATTATCACTACGTGATAATGAGTTCCATATATAATTCACTTCTATCATACATAATTAAATACGAAGTAAACAGTTTGAGCGATAGCGAAAACTTGTTTCGTGAAACGAAACACATAAATATATTAAGTATAATAAGGATGTTTTCATGCGAGTAACTGATGTAATTTTTAAAGAAGATAAAGAAGCTGATCCAAAAATAGTGGCAAAATTTGCTGATATTAGTGATAGCCAAAGATCTTATTACATATATCAATGGGCTAAAGAAAAAGGCATTGATTCTGATGACGCAATGCAACTAGCAGGTTATAAGCGTGGTAGTTATATGGGTGCTGGTTCTTATATGTGGGACTATGATCCTCCAAATGAAAGCATTGAAGAAGCACCTGTTGGAATGATGAAAAAAGCAGGACAAGCTGTTGGTGCTAAAGTTCTTAGCAAAATTGGCATGAAAGGTAAAGCAGGTAACCTTGCTGGTAAAGCTGATTTATCTGATACCGCAAATAATCTTTATAATGAATTTAGAAAGTTTCTTGGCACACAAGGAAAAGATGTAAAAACAGCAACTGGTGAAGAGCTTGCTGGATTTTTAAAATCTAAAGGTGCTAACGTTCCTAATATTCCTACAGGAGTAGTTACTAAACAACAGATTAATGCCGCTATTATGCAAGCGGCTAAAGACGCTATGCTTGGTAAGGCTGGCGTACAAAAACCTGCGCCCGCATCTAGCGGTGCGCCGCAAGCGGCTGGAGGGCCTGCACCTGTTGATGCAAATAAAGATGGCAAGGATGATAAAACTGGTAAGCCTATGCCAAAACAAGCAAAGCAGGCACAACCTAAGATTTCACCAGAATTAATGAAAAAAATTAAAGCACTTAATCCGCAACAGAAAAAAGAATTGGCAAGTATATTATGAAACTAACAGAAGTAGAATCATTTGCACCTAACACACAAAAAATATTGCTAGAAGGTTGGCAAGACTTAACTGAATCTCAAAAAATTGAATTAAATCGTTGGGAAAAAGAATTACATCCTTTGCTAGAACAGTATGTGAAAGTTTGTGAAGCAACACTTACTCCGGATCAAGTAAAAAATATTTTTAGAAGTGCAGAAGAAGTTGCTATGGCAGGTGGCAAGAATAGATCACTTGCTGGCAAAGCTGCAGACGTTGCAAAATTACCAGTTGATCTTGCAAAGAAAGTTGATCAAAAAATTAACCAACTTGGCAAAATGGTTCAAAATGCAGGACCTGTACAAAATGCTGATGCAAAATTTGAAAAATTAAAAGCAGATATTAAATCAAAAAATAGCGACAGTAAAATTGTAAAAGGCATAGAAGCTGTTAGTAACTGGGCAAAAGAAAATCCAGGTAAAGCAACACTAGGTGTTGCTATTTTAACAACAGTAGCGGCTTTTGCAGGAGGACCTGCAGGCGGTGCCGCAGCAGGTTTAATTTTACGTTCAACAAAAGACTTACTCCAAGGTTCTAAACTTTCAAGTGCTGTTGGCAAATCTCTTAAAACAGCGGCATATGGTGCTCTTGCTGGTGCAGCCTTTAGATATATTGAAGATGCTGTTTGGGAAAACATTGCAACAGCAGGTGACGAACAGTTAGCAGGCATGGCTGATAGTTTTGATAAAGCAAATTTAGAATCAGCACAAGAAGCTATCTTTGCAGATAAAGGATTTACTCCTGATGTACTAGAAGGTTCAACTAAACTTACAATGAGTGGTAATATAAACAATTTTTATTACAACTATGATACAGTATTAACTCCAGAACAAATAAGTGATTTTGAAGGTTTTCAACTTTCATTACAAGACGCAGGAAACTTTACTCCTGAATATTATCAAGAAGCTGCAAAGTTTCATGACTTTATGCTAGGAGTGCAAGAACAAAACAAAGAACTTACAGCTCTCTGGGAAGCACTTGGAAATATTCCAGAACAAGAATGGTCACCAGAACAAGTACAGCAATGGTCAGCTGCAAGTGACAATTTAGACAAACTTTTAAACACAATTGAAGCATCGGGCGAAGGAGCAGCGGCTGCTGTAACTGGTGCTATGACCGCTGTTGATAGTAAAGTAACAGATGCTCAAAAAGCAAAACCAATTCCATCAAGTGAGAAAAAACAATTAGAATTAGATCTAAAAGGCGGTAGTACAGCAACACCAGTAGATAAAAACTTTGATAAAAGTCAAAAACTAAGTGACTTTGGTCCTGTAGGAGACAAAGCAGAATCAATTGACATGGAAGAACGTTTTGCATTATTCCTTGCAGAAGCAGATCCTGCTCAAGGAGAACTTCCACTAAACAACCCAAACACAATGGGTGCAAAATTTAAAAGAGGTATCGGCAAAGCTGCAGGTGCTGTTGGCGGCGCAATAAAACAAAAAGCCAAAGACATTGGCAATGTAGTTACAGCAAATAAATTATTTAAAAAATGGAAAGCCGCAGGCGAACCTTTAGATACAGGATCTATTATGAATATCCTACAAGATGTAGGAATGTCAAATGATCAAATTGCACAAATTGGACAGTCTTCAAATGTAGAACTTAAACCTGAAACAGTTCCACAACAACAGCCTAAAAGTCAACAACCAATGATCGACTTAAAGGCTCTTGCAAATGAAATTAAGAAAGCAGGCGTAGCTGCGCAAGTAAAACAACTTTTATTAAAAGTTTAAAAATAAGGCAATCCGCTTTTCTTAGTAGTTTCTAGATTTTCTTTTACAATATCGCTGATAATTTCTCTATCTTCAGGAGGAAGCTCCCACGCTTCATCGATGCTCATACTACCACGCATGTACCATGCTAGTTTGAACAGATTGTAACGCATTTGCTTCACTTCTTTTTCTAGGATATCAACTTCGTGAAGAATTTGCTTTAGAGGTAAGGCTAATATCCTTATACGAAAAAACTTGATTGATCAAAGGTTACAGGAACTTCATACGTTGCCGGAACACCTTTCTCTAGTTCTTCAGGAGTAGCATCTACTATTAAAGGCTTAACTTGGAACTTAGATCTTTCTTGTTCAACGTGATCACTAACTTTTTCAAACAACGTCTTATCAGAATTTTGTATAAATTCACGAATAAACTCTTTATCTGAAACTGTTTCGTCTTCAACTTGAATTTCTGCAATAGACTTTTCAAGTGTAAGCATAGTTAGGTCTGTTAACTTTTTAAAACTTTCATTAAAAGTAGAAAGTTTATCACCTTCGCTAATATTACTGTCATTTAGAACTTTAAATATTCTTTGTTCTTCAAAAGTTTTACGACTTGTTTCTGTAAACTCTGCATATGATAAAGGACGTAGTAACACTTTCATGCCATTTACTTCAACTTCTCTATTGTAGTTTACATTTGAAAATTGATCTAGCATCACTCTAAGATCTAAATCAAAATCTTTTTCTTCACCAATAACTGGAACTTTAATTGACACTTCCATTTTTTCGCCATATGTTGCAATTCGTATTGCAATAAGGCAAGCATCAAGATCCATCGCTGGCATATCCCACGGATTTTTTATCGCAGGTATACAACTTTTAATAACTTCAACAGTTGCTTCACCGTTAAGCAATGCATCTGGAGTTTTAATCATAATTTCATCCCTAGCCGTCATTGGAAATACTGGATACTCGCCGCTTTCAGATACTTCAAGACTTCCCGCAGGGTAAAATTGGCCGCCACTAGGTAACGTTAGATAAATCTTAGGTTGCCTAAAATATTTCTGTAACGGATTTGTTTTTTTGTTTTCCATATTTTCTCCTGGCTAAATACTATGTAAATGTATATACCATATTTATTTATATACGTACTTAACTGGATCTAAAAATAAGTGGCTGACGAAATTAAAATTGAAAATGTAGGTGGCGAAAGCGGTGTTGCAAGTGAAGTAACACTAGCTCGACTAGTCACGGCCATGGAAAAAATGGCCAAAGCAAATGGCGGCGACGGCCAAGGCCAAGCGGCTAAAACACAAAAAGCCTACAATGACGCACAAAAAGAAGGTATTAAAGTATCTACAAAACATAGAGATGCTGTAAAAGATAATACCGACGCTGTACAAGAAAATACCAAATATCTAAATCTAATGGGAGGCGGGTTAATGCGCCTCGCTATGAATGGTATTGGTGCAGCTGTTGGATCACTTAAAGGTTTTGCAGAAGAGCTTTTACACGGAGGAGATACACTTAGTAGTTTTGCACAGCATGTTCCTATAGTTGGAAGTGCATTGACTATGTTTACCGGAATAATTGATAACAGTTATTCTAATTTTAAAATGATGGCTGCAAGTGGTGCAGACTTTGGATACAGTTTAGCAGATCTAAGGCAGACCGCAGCTGATGCACGTTTACCACTAGAAGAATTTTCTTCAATGGTAGCCAACAACAGCAAAATGTTAGCCGCATTTGGTGGTAATGTTACACAAGGTGCAAGACAAGTTGCACAAATGACTGACAATTTAGGTGGTGAAACACTAGTTCAACTACAAGCAATGGGCTTGTCAATGGAACAGATAAACGAACAAATGAGTTTATCTGCTTATTTAAACAGGGCAGGATCGAGAGCAGAAGTTCAAGATAGAGCCGCTCAAGCAGAAGCAGCGGCCAGTTTAACCAAAAACATGTTAACACTTTCAAAGTTAACAGGCGAAGATATTAAAACACAGCAAGATAAAATTGCACAAGCCCAAATGGACCTGGCTTTCCAAATGGAACTTGCAAGAATGGACAAAGATGAGCGTGATAAAATGAATGCTCTTATGACAGATGCTATGGCACAAGGAGGCCAAGTTGCTGTTGATGCTCTAAAAGCTGAATTTTTAGGAATGCCGCCAATAACAAGAGATTTACAATTATATAATGCAACACAATCTGAGTCTGCGGCAATATTAAGAAATCAATTAGGACAAGCACTAGACGAAAGTGTAACTTTAGAACAGTTTAGGTCAACGCAAGGCGACAGAATAGCCGACTATTTAGAATCACAAGTAAGAAGTGCAGGAAACTTAGAAAATCTATTACAAGCTGCGGCCGCAGGTGCTGAAGGTGTACCTAGTGAAATAGCAAACTTGTTTTCTGGTAACCAAGAACTACTATCAAGGTATTTTCGAGACACAGGTGAAGGACTTATCTTTGCAAGAGATGCATTCATGGAAGATTACGAAGCTGGAAGAGTTACCCCACCTGATGACGGTGAACTAAATGCAATGGGTGAATTCTTAACAGCGGTCGGCGAAGCTAAAAAAGCTCTCATGGAAAACTTTATTAATCCGTTAGTAAGTGTTCTTACTCCAGTATTAAACGAATTTACTTCTTGGTTCCAAGGTTTTGTAGGAGAAGAAGGTGAAGGATCAAAATTCCAAACGGCTTTAACAACATTTAAAGAATTTTTAGTAGGAACAGACGGATCAGGCGGTGCCGCAGGCGCTGTTAAAGACTTTCTTGAGGCATTTGCTGAAGATCCAAAGCAAGCAATAGCGGATGCATTTGCAGATATAAGTGCTGCACTAAGTCCACATCTTGAAGCACTAGGAACTACGCTAATGAACGGTGTATTCACAGCAATTAAAGATGGATTCACAGCACTGTTTTCAGATCCGCTAGTAATAGCAGGGTTAGTAGCCGCTATAACCGGACTTTTTGGCGCAAGAGCGGTAGTAAGTGCATTGGCTGCAGGTGCAACTAGTCTTGCTGGAAGACTAATGCCAGGCCGCACCCCTACTACTGGTACTGGTACCAGTGCGGCAGGAACAACAGGAAGAATGGGTGCCGCTAAAGGTATACTTAGAAGGCTTGGTCCGTTAGGTTTATTATTAGGTGCATACGAAATTGGTAGTACTCTAACCGACGATACACTTACAAGAGAAGAAAAACAACAAAGTGTAGCAGAAACAGGCGGCGGCATGGCAGGTGCAGCGGCAGGTGCAGCGGCAGGTGCGTTAGCAGGTTCAGTAGTTCCAATAGTAGGTACAGCAATTGGTGGTTTATTAGGCGGCGCACTAGGTTGGTGGGGCGGTTCAGCAGCTGGCGGTGCAATAAACGAGTCATTGACAGCAGATGGTGCTACTCCGGAACAGGCCCAAGTTGCTGAACAATTAGGAATTTCAGAGGACGCTGTTGCGAATTTAGAGAAACTAAGTGGCATCGGTGCAGGCATGGAGAGAGTTGCAGGAGCATTTGAGAGAATCAATGCTTTAGAAAACTTCAAAGATAATATAGAAGTTTTTGAAAATGGACTTGACACAACAGCACTTTCACAGTATAATAGAAATATGCAAGAACTAGCAAGAGCTCTTGAAGACATGAATGACGCATTAGCAGAAACTAACAGCGGCGGCTTGTTTGGTGGAGGATCTGGAGTAGCAGCGGCTGATGTAATTAAGAACATGGGTTCAGGAATGGGCGAAGAAGTAGCAAATCAGTTAAATACTAGACTAGAAACAATGAATACATTACTATCTGAAATAAGAGACATAAACAGACAGCATAGAAATCTAACAAGAGAGATGGTTGACTAAAGGATAACAATGAGCTGGAAGAAATATTTTACACCTGTACCAACAGGAAACAATGCAGACGGAAGTTACAGTCCTTTTGCTGGTTTAAATAGCGGATTACAGCCAGGTCCGGCGGCTAGAAACTATAACTCACACTTACCTGATGTATATGTTGGTAGTCCTAATCGTGTTGAACGTTATGGTCAATACAACACAATGGACAGTGATTCGGAAGTCAATGCTGCACTAGACATTCTCGCTGAGTTTTGTACTCAAAAGAACGATCAAAACAATACAAATTTCTCTTTTGAGTTTAAAAATAAAGCAACAAATACAGAAATAACAATTTTACAAAAATATTTACAACAATGGTGTAAACTAAACAAGTTTGAAACACGTATGTTTAGATTAATACGTAACGCTTTCAAATACGGCGATCAAATTTTTGTTAGAGATCCAGAAACTGCCAAACTTTTCCATGTTGATGCGGCCAACTTAACAAAAATTATTGTTAATGAGTCAGAAGGTAAAACACCAGAGCAATATGTTATAAAAGACTTTAATCTAAATTTTAAAGATCTTGTAGCAACAACACCACATCAAACAAATGGCCAAGTAAACAATGGCGGAATGGGTAGTCATCAAAGTGCAAGTGCTGGTAAAGGTTACATAGGAAGCCAATCTGCAAGTCAAGCAGGTACTAGATGGAGCAGAGAAGAAGCAGAAATTGCTGTTGATGCTAAACATGTAGTTCATTTAAGTATGAGTGAAGGTTTAGACAACAATTATCCATTTGGTAATTCTTTGCTAGAAACTATTTTTAAAGTTTATAAGCAAAAAGAACTACTTGAAGATGCAATTATTATATACAGAGTACAACGTGCTCCAGAAAGGCGTGTATTTTATGTTGATGTAGGTAACATGCCTAGTCACTTAGCAATGCAATTCGTAGAAAGAGTTAAAACCGAGATCCACCAGAGACGTATTCCAAGCCAAACAGGCGGGGGTACGAATGTTATAGACAGTAGTTACAACCCGTTAAGCATAAATGAAGATTATTTCTTTCCGCAAACAGCAGAAGGTAGAGGATCTAAAGTAGAAACGTTGCCTGGTGGTACTAATTTAGGTGAAATTGACGATTTACGTTACTTTACTAATAAGCTCGTGCGTGGTTTACGTATTCCGTCCTCATATTTGCCCACAGGTGCTGAAGATGCAAGTAGTCAGTACAACGATGGAAGAGTAGGAACAGCGTATATACAAGAATTAAGATTCAATACATATTGCGAACGCCTGCAAAACATGCTAATCGAAGAATTTGATCAAGAATTTAAAAAATACTTGTTAGAAAAAGGTGTAAATGTTGATACTTCAATGTTTGATCTTAAATTTCAACCTCCACAGAACTTTGCAGCATACAGACAAAGCGAAGTTGACAATGCTAGAGTACCTACATACACACAAATGAGTGCAATACCATATATTTCTAATAGATTTGCACTAAAAAGGTTCTTAGGCATGACAGAAGAAGAAATTGCAGAGAATGAACGTTTATGGCGTGAAGAAAATGACGAAAATCTTGAAACTCCAGCAACAGATGCCGCAGGAGAAATGCGTAGTGGTGGTATTTCAGGAGCAGGAATAGATGCAGATATGGGCGGAATGGAAGATGTAGACGCATCTGTCCCATCAGAAGACGGTGGAGAAGGAACTCCTCCAGAAACTACAACAGGCCAAGAGCTAGGCGCTAGTCCGGCAACTACAGACCAAACGGTATAAATACAATATGATACTTAGAGAATTATTTTATTTTGATAGAGAAACTATTGAGCCCGTAGAAGACAAGAGCTACGAGCCGCAACACGACGATTCACCTGTAAAAGCAACTGATACAAGGCAAACTAGATTAACGCTCGGTCAAATTAATAGAATTCGTAAAGCGTCTGAGTTACATCAAGAAGAAGTAGACAACGAATTAGACTTTATTAGACAGATGTACGGAATAGCAGCACAAGCGGAGGCCGGCGGTGCTGTTTAATGGCAAAAATAGATAAGACTCTTTATACAAAAGAGGAATGGCGGATTATTAAAAACCGCCGCAGACTAGAAAAAGAACTCCAAAAACAAAAACAACGTATTGCTGAAACAAAGCATTCAGCGAAAACTAGCATTGCCTTTGTCTTAGGCAACGGTGTTAGCAGAAAGTCGATATTACCAGAGGATTTACAAAAGCATGGCCGAGTTTATGGTTGTAATGCTTTGTACAGGACCTTTTCTCCTGACTATTTAATTGCTGTAGACGTTAAAATGATACTAGAAATATCACGTAGTGGGTATCAAAATACAAATCAAGTATGGACAAATCATAATAAAGCATATTCAGAAATTAAAAACATTAATTATTTTCAACCAAGTAAAGGCTGGAGTAGTGGTCCAACAGCATTATGGCTAGCAGCTGAACACGAATACGAAGATATTTACATATTAGGGTTTGACTTCCAAGGATTAGATAACGGATCTAAATTTAATAACCTATACGCCGATACAAAAAACTATAAAAAAAGCAATGAAGCCGCAACATTTTACGGTAATTGGCTACGACAAACCAAACAAGTTATAAGAGATAACAAAAAAACAAACTTTCATAGAGTTATAGCACCAGATAATTATCAGCCTATAGAACTAAATAATTTTGATAACTTTAGTACAATAGAGCTTGGAGATTTTAAAAAAATCTTCAATTTTTCCTAACATATGCAAAAAAGGCCTCTTTTGAGCCTATATCTACGCATATTTCCCCCATTTTGTTAAATAATAGTGACAGCCTTACCATAGGTATAACTTTTATAGGAGAACAAAAATGGCAGATAAAAACAAGTTCGAAGAAATGCTCGAGCGTCTTGTTAATGAAGACAAAGCTGGTGCAGAAGAACTATTCCACGAAATTGTTGTAGAGAAGTCAAGAGACATCTATGCAAACTTAATTGAACAAGATTTAGAAATCGAAGAAGAAGACAAAGAAGTCGAAGAAACTACTGACGAAGAAGTAGATGAAGCTACTGACGAAGAAGTAGATGAAGCATCTGATGAAGAAGTAGATGAGTCAAGCGACGAAGAAGTTGACGAAAACTTTGATTTAGACGAATTTGAAGTCGAAGGTGAGCCTGAAATGGGCGGAGATCCAGTAGACGACATGATGGGTGACATCGAAGCAGGCGACGACGAAGAAGGCGACGAAGAAGGTGAAGAAGATGAAGACCTTGAAGATCGCGTAGTTGACCTTGAAGATGCACTAGACGACCTAAAAGCTGAATTTGAAAAAATGATGGGCGACGAAGGCGAAGGCGACGAAGCTGGTGAAGAAGAGCCAGAAGAAGCATTTGCATTTGAAGCAACTGACGAAGAAGTAGACGAAGCTGCTGACGAAGAAGTAGACGAAGCATCTGATGAAGAAGTTGACGAAGCTGATGAAAAAGAAGTAGAAGAGTCTAAGTCTGCAAAATCAGAAAGAGAACAAATGCGCGAGTACGTTGACAAAGTAGCAGGCGGACACGGCGCAGAAAAGAAAAGCTCAGGCGACAATGGCGACAACACAAAGTCACCAGTAGCAGGAGCAAATGACATGGGTGGCACTTCAGCTAACATCGCTAAAGGCGGAGAAGCAGGAAGCGGCGACCATGCTGGTCTAGGTGATTTAAACGCAAAAGACCAAGATGGCGGAAACATCAATGTACCAGGCGGTAAAGCGTCTAAAGCTGGCAAAAGCGAGCCAGGACACGGTGCAGAGAAAAAAGGTAAGCCAGAAAACGCTGATAACAAATCATCTGTAGTCGGCAAGTAAATAAGGAAGCTGAATGGGAAACCTACTAAGAGAGCATCTGACATTCGACCAAGCACAAATGGTTGTTGAGTCTGCTAACGAAGGAAAGGATCTTTACCTAAAAGGTATTTGCATCCAGGGCGGTGTACGCAATGCAAACCAGCGTGTGTATCCTGTAGAAGAAATTGGCAGGGCTGTCAAAACTCTCAACGATCAAATTCAAGGAGGATATAGTGTTCTCGGAGAGGTAGATCATCCAGAAGGACTTAACATTAACCTGGACCGTGTATCACACATGATAACTGAAACATGGATGGACGGACCAAATGGTTACGGTAAACTTAAAATATTACCAACCCCGATGGGGCAACTAGTTAAAACAATGCTCGAGAGCGGAGTTAAACTAGGTGTCTCGTCTAGGGGATCTGGTAACGTATCAGAAGACGGAAGCGGTCAAGTTTCCGACTTTGAAATCATAACGGTGGACGTTGTTGCACAACCCAGTGCTCCAGGTGCGTACCCTACGCCAATATACGAACACTTGATGAACACCCGCGGAGGGTACCAGGCATTTGAATTAGCACAGGCAACTAAAGAAGACCAAAAGGCACAGAAATACTTAAAAGAGAGCTTATTAAAAATAATAAGCGGGCTCCGATAAATGAGGAGAAAATAATATGTTGGAAGCATTAAAATCACTCTTCGAGAGCACAGCACTTTCTGAAGAAGTAAAAGCAGAAATACAAGAAGCTTGGGAAGCGAAGATCAACGAGAATCGTCAACAAGTTACAGCTGAACTTCGTGAAGAATTCGCTAAAAAATACGAGCATGATAAATCAACTATGGTTGAAGCAATCGATGCAATGTTGTCTGAAAAGCTAATTGAAGAAATTTCAGAGTTTGCAGATGATCGTAAACAACTAGCTGAAGCAAAAGCAAAATATGCAATAGCAATGCGCGAAAACGCAGACCTAATGAAGAATTTTGTTTTAGAGCAGCTACAAAAAGAAGTAAGCGAACTACACGAAGACAAAAAAGCAATGGCTATTAAAGCCGCTCAGTTGGAAGAATTTGTAGTTGAAGCTCTTTCTAAAGAAATTGCAGAGTTCTATGAAGATAAAAAAGATTTAGCAGAAACGAAAGTACGTTTAGTACGTGAAGCTAAAGAACACTTCAAGAAGGTTAAATCTAACTTTATTGAAAGAAGTGCTACAGCGGTATCAGAAACAGTTGATAAAGTCCTTAAAGGAGAAATTACTCAACTTAAAGAAGATATTGAAGAAGCACGAAGAAATGATTTTGGGCGCAAAATATTTGAAGCATTCAGCAATGAGTATTCAAATAGCTACCTAAATGAAAAAAGCGAAAGTGCTAAGTTACTAAAAGTTGTTGAGTTGAAAGACAAGCAACTTGCAGAAGCAAAAGCATTTGCTGAAAAAGCAAAGAATATTGCAGAAGCTCAAAAGGCAGAAAACAATAAACTTGTAGAATCAGCAAACCGCGAAAAGATCATGCGTGGTCTAATTGCTCCATTGAGCAGAGATCAGCAAGAGATTATGACAGACTTACTGGAATCAGTACAAACAGATAGACTTCAAAAATCATTTGACAAGTACTTACCATCAGTTATCGATGGCCAGGCTCCAGCAAAGCGTAAGGCTATATTATCAGAGGCAACAGAAGTTACAGGCAACAGAAAAGAAAACACGACACATATCAAAGCAGACGAGTCAAAAGTACTTGATATACGCCGTCTAGCTGGAATTAAATAAGGAGAAAATGATGTCAGAACTATTAGAAAGTCGCTGGACAGAAACCAAAGACGCTCTTCTTGAAGGCCTGGACGGTAACAAGAAGGCGGTAATGGCTGCCACACTAGAAAACACTCGTAAGTATTTGTCTGAGAGTGCAACAGCTGGAGCAACATCCGCTGGTAACGTAGCTACACTAAACCGTGTAATCCTACCAGTTATCAGACGTGTTATGCCAACTGTTATTGCTAACGAGCTAGTTGGTGTTCAACCAATGACTGGCCCAGTTGGCCAAATCCACACTCTACGTGTTCGTTACGCTGAAGCTTTTGATAGCACAAGCGGAACTGATACTGTAGCAGGTGAAGAGGCACTTAGCCCATTCAAGATTGCGGAAGGATATTCCGGTGCAGCTGACGATAAAGCCGCTACAACAGCAGCTTTAGAAGGTCAAGCTGGACGTAAATTGTCCATCCAAATCTTAAAGCAAACTGTAGAAGCTAAATCCAGAAAGCTATCAGCTCGTTGGACTTTTGAAGCTGCACAGGATGCACAATCAATGCACGGTATTGATGTTGAAGCAGAAATTATGGCTGCATTAGCACAAGAAATTACCGCTGAGATTGACCAAGAAGTTTTAGCAAGCCTAAACAGCCTAGCTGGTAATGCTGCTGAAACATATGACCAAAGTGCTGTATCAGGTACAGCAACATTCGTTGGTGACGAGCATGCTGCATTAGCTGTTCAAATCAACAGAGTTGCAAACTTGATTGCACAGCGTACACGTAGAGGCGCAGGTAACTACGCTGTTGTTAGCCCATTTGCGTTAACAATTCTACAAAGTGCTACAACTTCTGCGTTCGCAAGAACAACTGAAGGTACATTCGAAGCACCAACTAACACTAAAATGGTTGGTACATTGAATAACGCAATGAAAGTGTACGTCAACACATACAGTGCAGACGATGCACCAGTACTTGTTGGTTATAAGGGTTCAAGTGAATCAGACGCACCAGCGTTCTATTGCCCATACATTCCACTAATGTCAAGTGGTGTTGTGCTTGATCCAGCAACATTCGAGCCAACTGTGTCATTTATGACCAGATATGGTTACGTTGAGCTATCAAACACAGCTTCATCACTTGGTAACGCAGCAGATTACTTAGGTAAAGTTGCGATTACTAACGGAAGCGTGAGCTTTAGCTAAGTTTTACTTAAAACGAGAAAATAGGGCCTTAGGGCCCTATTTTTTTGACTACGGTTTTACTTGTTCATTACATACATTGTAACTTCAAAGCCAAAACGCATTTCTGTATAGCTAGGTTTTGTCCACATAACAATCTCCTTTCAATTATTATTTAAACACACTTTTTGACAAAAATCTTGCAGAAAATCATTAATTTTTCATAAAAAGTGGTTGACTTTTATTTTAAAGATGTTATATTAATAACATAAGCAACAAAGACTTAGCTAGTCAATGTTTATAGTGCAAGGAAGAGGCGTTTACCAGAGCGTCGA